TGATGGACTAGGAACATCAGGTCTTTTCTTTCTAACTTCTCTAATCTTTTTGATTTTTCTAGGATCAATATATTTTAATTCTGTTATACCCTTTTTAGGGTTTTCTCTATCAATAATCTTTTGATAGAATATTCTACCATCCACATACCATCTTCTGAATATGTCATGGCCTTTTGTATTGAAGTTCATTAATCTTAAAACTTCCTGGAATTCGTCTTCTATTTTTCTTTGTATATCTCTGCCGTATGGTAAGTTATTAAATATAACTCTTACTGCGTCTTTCAATTCATTTGCTACGATTGCCTCATTGACAATATCTTCTATCGCCATGTCGCACTCTGGGTGTATTGCTATCTCTCTATATCTACGAATAAGGTCTTGCTCTGTCTTTGCACTACCTTCCATATCCAAGTAAGAACCAAAGTGACCCCCTGCCGAAACCGTTTGTGTACCGTCTTCAGCTTGAGCTGTTGTAAAACTTTGTTTTGGATCTGCTTGCTTTTTGAGTTTTGTAATACTAAACCCGAATAGTTCTGCCATAATTTATCTCCTATACTAATACTTATATGTCCTTTAAAAAGGGGGCCGAAGCCCCCTGATTTAAAAATTAAGTAGTAGTGTTTGTGTCAAAGAATTGGTATTGTAAAGTCACCTCAAATTGCTCAATATTACCTGCTTCGTCATAATCTAAGCCGATTGAACCAATTTCAGTTGGGTATACACCTCTTAAAGTGTATGACTTTATTGTATTACCGTTTCTATCCAAGTGATCTAGGAACGCATCCACTTGATAATCAACTGGATTTGTTAGACCTTCGTTATCACTCATATTGTTTATACCGTTCTGCCATCTTTCAAATGCGTTTCTTAATCTGAAATTTGTGTCGTTATAACAAGTGACTGACCACGATGGAATCGTTCTGTCACCAGCAATCTTAATCGCTCTACCTCTAAAAGGAACATTAATGTTCGCAATTTCCATTGAAGGAATTGAAGTAGCTCTACATAAGAAAGCCAAGTCTTCTATTTCGCCACCAACACTTGCATAACCAGGAAAAGGCATAGTCACCTTAAACTGATTACTTCTAGCGCCACCGCCTGCAAGTTTAGCTTTGAAGTCTGATATGTTTGCCATTTTTATTCTCCTCTACCTTAACCCGCAACTTCGTCAAAAGAGACGCCAGTTCGTGTTGCGATGAAAGATAATGTGATAAAGTTGATACTTCTTGCTGGTTTAATGAATATCTCAGCAATAAATTCATTTCTATCAATTACTTCACCTGTGTTGTTAGTTTCATCACATACTACTAAAAAGTCTGTGATACCTCGTCTACCTTGTACTTCTCTTAAAAAAGGCTCTACAATGTTTCTAAAGTTCGCTCTTGTAAATTCATCATTGAATTCAAACAATTGGAATTTAGAAGCAGTTGATATTGCCTTCTCTAAAGTGATAAACAATCTTCTTACGTTGATTCTATCAAAAGCACTTGGAGTTGTTAGTCCAGTCTTATCGCCAAATAAGATTGTACCTTGTCCTGGGAACGTAGCAACTGGGTTGATACGTGCAGGGTAAAGTATATCTCTTTGAGCTTTAGTTGGGTTATAAGCCAACTTAACTGCGCCTCTAACAATACCTCTGTTGAAACCAGCTGGTGAAAACCAACTATCAGCAACAGAATCTGTTCTAGCCGCAAGACCCGCTAAATCACCATTTAGTGGAACAAATCTATACAAGTCAGAGTATCTGTCGTATTGATATTTGTAACCACTATCAAATACAACATATGAAGACGATCTAATTGTGTCAAAGAAATCTTTAACGTTTTGCGTCTGTGTATTTGAGTTAGTGATACCAACTACATCTGCTCTCTGTGGAGAAGCAAATACAACTGCGTCTTTTCTTTCTTCAGCAATTGTAATCAAGTTGTCAACGTGAGTTGCGCTACCTGAAGGACCAGCCATAATTAGACCAACATCAACTGTATCAGCATCTTGGAACTTCTCATATGCTGTTTTTAATTGACCGTCTGTTACTGTAGATCCATTACTTCCACCAGACAATGATTCTAAACTGTTAGTATTTACAGCTGTGAATGTTACTCCAGTTGCTGCGCTACCCCAGTTAGTACCAGTTGTTAAGTGATCCATCCAATAAATGTATTGTGATTTATTGTAGATTACTTCTGGATAGTAGTTTATGTCTCCTTGTGGAGTTTTTGCATCTGACGCTTTTGAAAGACTAGAAAATGCTTCTAATACTCTTCCTGGTTCGCCAGAGATTACGCCATCTTCGTCAACAACAACTATGTGTAATTCATCATTTGATCCGCCTCTTGCAGATGCAAATGCTGAAGTTCCAGGAGCTCTGTCAACTGACTCGTAATACTTCCATCTTCTTTTTATTTTACTATTATCTAAAATTACTCTTTTTAATCCACCAGAACCTCTTGGGTGCTGAACGATTGTCAAAGTTTCTCTTGCGCCAGATGCTGTAACTCTGTAAAAGTCACCATCATCATAGTCGTCTGTATCTGCTGTTGTAGAAAATTGAATAATATCGCCTACGCTAAATTGGCTTCCATCATCAACTGCGATAGTAGTATTACCTACTGCGTTTGTTGTTGAAGTTGAAGCTACTTTAGCTGAAGATATTGATTCAAAAGCTGTTGCACTTGGACAAATAGATACTTGTAAACTATTTCCGTGTGTTCCAGCAGTTCTAGCAGCGAAAGTACCTATGATACCTTGACCTGTAGAATAATTATTTTGGTAATCATCAGTGTTTTTAATCAACGTGCTTGATCCACTCGTTGACGCATTCGCTAATGACGTATTTTGGGCTCGTACTACTCTCAAAGCATTACTATATTGTAAGAAGTTAGCCGCTGTGAAAAAATACTCAAAGTTAGTTGAGTCAGGTTTTCCAAACGTATCTACTAATTCTTGCTCACTAGAGATTGATATAATCTCATCAACAGGACCTTTACCAAATTGACCCGCAACTGCACCAATACTAGTTGATACCGCTGGAATTATATTTGTTAAGTCTCTTTCTTGTACGAGAACACCAGGTGATACTTGAAATGCCATTGGTTAATTCTCCTCTTTAATTAGCTAATTTATTGTTAATTTCAAAATTCGTAAGTTTTCTTACGCCCATAGTCAAACTTTTTATCATTGTAGATATTTATAATAACCCAAAAGTAGAGATTATTGACCTTTTCTGCTTACAGGAAACCACCTAGTACCATACTCATCTATTGTTTCTTCATTTTCAGGATCGCTGTTTATACCATCATCTACAAAACCAAAAGGTGCCATGTCTTGTTCTATTAGTTTTTCTTGTTCCATATACATCTGACTTCTTATATTTGAGTCGGATAACTCTTTAAAATATGGTTGATTTGATAACCACCCAAACATAACTAGACACATAACTAAATCATCATTTGTACCCTCTTCTGCCTGCCAACTATTACCTCTACGAGAAAATGTTGACATTTCTTCAATTATGTTAAAGTCATTGATTAATAGTTTGTCACCCTCCATAAGCGTCTTAAAATTCGCACAACCGACCTTTTTTATCTGCTTTGTCATTCTAATACCTAGTGAAGTACCCCTACCTGAAAACATCGCTCCAAGTATTTGACCAGCTCTACCCTTTTGAGTAGTCATCAATATATTAGGATATTCTAACTCATAGTGCATCGCCTCTGATACGGCCTGACCTAAATCGTTAACCTCAACTAATATGTGAGCTTCATTATACGCCTTACAAGTTTGAGCCACTATGTTTGGAAAGACAAATGGTTTAACTTCATTGTTTTTATAAGTCGCCACTACTTCATAGTTTATCTTATCACCTATTTTAGTGACATCAAATATTATAAACGCAGAGTAGTCTTTGTTTGTTCCTCTGGCTACGTCAACAGTACAAACATACAGTCTATCTTTATCAGGTCTCTTAAACATACGCAGTCCACCTTTAGACTGTAATGGGTCTATGTAAACTGTATTCTTAATTTTTGCTGGTGAGATTAGAGTATCTACACTACCTAAAAACTCACACTCAAACTCTTGTGAAAATTGTTCTTCACTTGTGTTTCTAATTGTATCTTCTTTCCACTTTTGATCTCTACCTGGTACTTCTGACCAATGAACCTCAACTGGTATATAATCATTTTTGTTATTAGTCGCATCTGTCCATATCTTATAAAACTGATTCATACCATGTGGTG